GGTGATCGCGCGGGACCGATCATCTTGCGCGAGCGAACTTGCTATTGTAGTACAAACTTATGTCACTAGCCACAGACTACCTACTCCTCAACATTGGACACTCAACGCTCAAGTGGCACTTGAGCCGAATCAAAAACGGATCATTCACCATCGACCAAGTCGCGGTGTTCTATTGTCCCGATCCCAAGAAATCGGTTTACAAAACCGTTACCCGAGGTCTTGAGGAACTGGTCAAGATGAAGCCCGAGAACTTGCCGATCCAACTGCGATGACTCAAACCGAGTACGTTAAACACAGTGGCTTAACTAAAGGAAGAGTCTCGCAACTTACCGCAGCAGGGATGCCGTTAACCTCCCCCGAGGAGGCTGACGCTTGGAGAGGATCGCGCAAAGGGATAGGCGGTAGACCATCGACGCTTGAGCGGATGGCCGCAATCAATCAGCAGGAAGCTGTCTTCAATGAAGCCGCGCAATCAATCACTGAAGGACCGTACAGACCTCCTGAAGCAGCAACTGCGGTCAATGCATCACTCGTAACTCTGGACACTCCAGCGGGAGCCTACGAGCGGCAGAAACAGATTGAGCGAGCGTCGTATGGTTTGGCGGTTCAAGCCTTACGCAACAAAACAATGGACGCTGGCCGGATGGTCACGGTTCACGCATCAGCCGCAAAGAACCTGATCAACGCGCGGCAAGATGTAATCGCGTTATCCGAGAAGGAGCGAACGATGGTCTCTGGATCTTGGGTCAAGAAGGTGATGCAAGATCACGATGGAGCGGTCGCTCAACTGTTAAAATCAATGCCCAAGCAACTCGCTGGCCGAATTGCTCCCCACGACCCAGAACACGCCGAGCGTGAACTAGAGCGTTGGGTTCAAGAAGTATGTCTTAAAACTCTGCATCTAACCGATCCTTGGAAATGAACCAAATTGAATCACTGCCAGTATCCGATCTGATACCGTACGCTCGCAACTCTAGGACTCACTCCGACGAGCAAGTAACTCAAATTGCAGCCTCAATTCGTGAGTTTGGATTTACGAATCCAGTTCTCATCGATTTCAACGGAACCATTATTGCCGGTCACGGCAGAGTAATGGCTGCAAAGAAAGTTGGATTAGCGGAAGTCCCGTGTCTCCGTCTCAAGCACTTAACCCCATCACAGATTAGGGCTTATGTGATCGCTGACAACAAGCTGGCTCTCAACGCTGGATGGGACGATGAGATGCTAAAAGCCGAGTTGCTGACTCTGCAAGAGGAAGGATTCAACACCGATCTGACTGGATTCTCAGATGACGAGCTTAACGCTCTCTTGAACTCGGAAATCATTGAGGGACAAACCGATCCAGATGAAGTCCCAGAACCTCCGGTTGAGCCAGTCACCAAGCTCGGAGACATTTGGGTTCTTGGTAATCACCGGCTGATGTGCGGAGACTCTACCAGCATCGACAATGCAAAGCGATTAATGGATAATAGTTTAGCGGATCTTTTGATAACAGACCCTCCATACAATGTGGCACTTGGCATGGATGAAACTCCTGAAGAAGCAAAAAAAAGAAACCGCCGCACAGACGGACTAACCATTCAGAATGATAAAATGAATGATGAAGATTTCCTTCAGTTTTTGTGTGATGTCTACACCACTGCGGACACTGTAATGAAGGAGGGTGCCGTGTTCTATATTTGGCACGCTGATTCCGAAGGACTTAACTTCCGAAAAGCTGCATTTCAAGCCGGATGGAAGATTCGGCAATGTCTGATTTGGAACAAGAATTCATTAATAATGGGCCGTCAGGACTATCAATGGAAACACGAACCATGCTTGTATGGATGGAAAGATGGTGCTGCTCATTATTGGGGATCAGATCGCACTCAAACGACTATTTTAGAATTTAACAAACCAAGCAGAAACGGAGTGCATCCGACAATGAAGCCAGTCGAACTGTTTGAATATCAAATCAAAAACAGCAGCAAACCTAACGCCATCGTTTTAGATTTGTTTGGAGGCTCTGGAACAACTGCAATCGTTTGCGAAAAAACGGGTCGCAAAGCCCGTCTGATGGAACTTGATCCCAAATACTGCGACGTAATCGTCAAACGTTGGGAAGACTTCACTGGCAAAAAAGCGGTTCTGGAAAAGGTTTAATGGAAATCTTAAACTGCCAGAAGCCAGCCGGTATCGAATCGCTGCGGCAAAACAGAATCGCGATCAAAGCTATCGAGCGTCAGACTGGATTTGAGTTTCTTGGAATCTCCAACGATGAACCGTCGCGCATTGATGGTTTTATCTACGATCCAGCCAAAGGGATTATTGCCGGAAGCTATGAGGTTAAAACTCGGAACTACGGTCTAATAAAATTAAAGACCACCTTTAACAACCGCTGGATGATCTCTTGGTCAAAGCTCCAAGCCGCTCTTGAGGTTTCTCGACATACTAAGCTTCCGTTCTTTGGAATCCTCCACCTTCACGACGATGACTTGGTGATGATGCAGGAGATCTTCAACCGCAGCGCATCGTGGGCGGCTAACCATCAAGTCACTGAGAAAACGGTTAACGGACGATCCGAGAAGGTAGCTCTGATCGATATGAGTGGAGCCGCTCACTACCAGATCAAGAGTGGACAGATTACAGAGGAGCTTTTCTGATGACAGACCTAGAGCTTGAAATCCTAGAGTTCCGACGGCAGTTATGGCGACCGACTCCACGGCAGTCAGTTGTCGAGTGGGCTGAGAGCAATCTGACTCTAAGCCAACGACAGACCGAGCATCCCGGTCCATTTTCCACGGCTGTAAGACCATATTGCAGGGAGCCGCTAGAGTCTTGGAAAGATCCGGCGGTCTCTGAGGTAACGTTGTGTTGGGGATCGCAGACCAGTAAAACGACAACGCTAATGGCTGGTCTCGCTTGGTCCATTGACGTAGAGCCGTCTCCTGCTTTGTGGTTAATGCCGAGCGAAAACTTAGCGCGGTCTTTCTCTAAGAGTCGATGGCTCCCAATGCTAGAAGACTCACCGGCTATGATTGCGCGGTTTCCAACCGATAAAGACCAGATCACCAACCTAGAGCAGCAGTTTGACCGCTGTACGCTGACGTTTGTCGGCTCAAACTCACCGGCAAATCTAGCGTCTCGTCCCGTTAGGATCTTGGTCGCTGATGAAGTGGACAAGTTCGCTGATGCGACCGCTAAAGAAGCTGACGCTCTTGATCTTGCCGAGCAGCGACTCAAAGCGTTTAGTAGCTCTAAAGCCTTCTTTACCTCTACTCCAACAACCTCGGAGGGGCGGATCTGGCAGCGATATCTACGAGGAGATCAGCGGAGGTATTACATCCCCTGCCCATACTGCCGAGAGCATATCAAGCTGGAGTGGCGACAAGTAACTTGGGAAAACGAGAAACTGGAAGACGGAAGACCCGACTGGCAGCGCATCCGTACCACCGCCCATTACGTCTGCCAATTGTGTCAGGGAAAGATAAGCGACAGCCAGAAAGTCGCAGGGTTACGTCACGGCAAATGGATTTCGGAAAACAAAGCCAGCCTTCCGAGCGTAAGATCCTACCACCTATCGTCTCTGTATTCCCCAGATCGAAAGTGTACTTGGGGAAACCTTGCCGTCGCTTTCTTGGAAGCCAAAAGCTCAATGATGGGATTGCAGGGTTTTATTAACGGGATGTTGGCTGAACCGTGGGAAAATCAGGAGACTCAACAGGACAGAGTCGAGATCGTCTCTGATGCTGGAATTCCAGAAGCCAGACGCTACCTCACCGCTGACGTACAAGCTGCCGCTCCGTTTCTTTGGTGGGTCTGCCGCGAGTGGAGCAAAGGCAACTCTCGACTTGTTGGAGCCGGTCACGCTGATGATTTTGCCGCGCTCCGCAGGGTACAGTTACAGTACAACGTCCATGACATGGATGTTGGCGTTGATTCCGGCTATAACACGCAAGCGGTCTACGATGCTTGTGCGGAGTTCTCGCAGAGCAGTGGAAGCCCGATAAACTATCCCTGCGGTCTGCGGTATCCGCCAGAGGGAGGTCTTAGAAAGCCGATGTTAATCGGATGGCTACCGATGAAGGGACGCGAGACTGGAGCCAGATTTACCAGCAAGACCGGCTCAATCCATCCCTTTGGAATCACAACCTCCACCTCGATGCGGACTGACGCTGTGCAACCGTTGTTGGTTTTCGACACCGAGCATATGCGAGAGGTACTCCAGCGGCTCCGTAAAGGGACAGAAACTCATCAATGGAGTGTTTGTAGTCTTCCGGCTCCGCTAAACGTTGAGGGAGCCTTTGCGAGCGATTCCGATACCTACTGGAAGCATCTGGACAGCCATCTTCTCAAGCCGACGGCTAACCGCTCCGGTAGGATTAAACACTTGTGGTTCAAGAGAAACACTCGTTGGCCGGACCATTTGCACGACTGTGAAATCATGCAACTTGCGATGGTAATGTTGTGGGGAGACCTAACTTCCAGTACCTCCGAAAATTCTAGTGGTTGACAAACTTCGAGGTCTGTTGATAGTCCGCGCAAGTGTTCACATACACAGTAGCAACTAAGCGGTCATACTTGCGTACTACATACGCGAGCAAAGCCGCTTTGACACTGCTTGAGGCTTTGACGGCAAAGCTGACTGTTTCCGCTAACTCGATGGAGAGCGGGAATGTAGTCCGCAGCACTTCAAGCTCTGACGTTTCTGTTGAGTTCGCTGAACCCGGTAAAGGTACAGCAGCACCAATCGAGATGCTGCAAATGTGGGAGTCTCTGCTAACCGATTACGATTACGCTGTAACGCTTCTCTCTGGTGATGGGATCGCTAGTCCGACTGATCTTCAGATTTACAACAAGATGCTGACCGCCGTTCTGGTTTCAACCACTCGGTATTATGGGGATTTCACGCAATTCCGTCGTGAAGCCACAACCCGAATGAGCTAATGGGATTCCTTCAAAACATAGCGGACAAGCTGTTTCCTGCTCCCGTAAACAAATACGAAGGAGCGGGTCAGTCTTTGCGTCGTTCGTATCTCGATACGTCTTACACTTCTGCGCGGTTTGATGTTACCAGTTCGACTCGTCAAGCCATCGTTCGCAAGTCTCGCTTTTTTGAACAAAACAACGCTGTTCTGAATAGGCTTGGCGACCTGTTTGAGAGCTACACTGTTGGCTCTAGCTTTTCGGTTCAACCAGCCTCCAGTGATTCCGCTTGGAATCTTAAAGCGAAGAAGTGGTTTGATGTCTGGAGCCGTTATCCCGATATCGGTTCTCGGCAGTCGTTCTCTACTCTGATGGGACAAGCCGCTCGCGGTTGGTTCTACGATGGCGAGTCGTTCTTGTTGTTGACCAAAGGAGAGACCGGCAAACCTCGATTGCAGTTAATCGAAGCTCAATCCATTGCAACTCCAGCAGGGATGCAAGCAGACGAGACCGTGTTTGACGGT